ACAAGTGATTGGTTATACGTCTAGAGCTGTGGTGGATTCAATTAAACCCAAATACTGGAGCAATCATCCTGCAGATTTTGTGTTTAACTTGGATGCACAAAAGTCATCATGGCAGTTTGTTGTGGTATGTGAAGGGCCATTTGATGCCATGAGCGTGGATGGTGTTGCAGTCTGTGGCGCAGAAATAAGCGACCAACAGGCAGAACTAATTGATCGTTTACAACGTGAAGTTGTTGTTGTACCTGACAGAGATCTGACAGGACGTAGATTAGTTGATCGTGCAATAGAGCTAGGATGGTCTGTGAGCTTTCCGGTATGGTTAGAAACCTGCAAAGACATCAACGAAGCCGTGGTCAAGTATGGTAAGTTGTTCGTGCTCAAATCAATAATTGACACCAGAGAAACCAACCGATTAAAGATTGAACTAAAGAAGAAAAGGAGATACGCATGACAACATTTACCTTCGTGGGGTGTTCGTTTACCACCGGAGAAGGATTGGAGTTCGAAAAAGATGATCCGGGTAATTATACAAATTTAGTTGCTGCTCATTTCAACACACAATCTAATAATCTGGCATTACGGGGAAACACTAATTATAATATTTTTATAACTGCGCTTAATCAACTATTGTATTCAACCGCAGATAAATTATTTGTACAATGGACTTCATTGAATAGATTATGGCTATATCCGGGCCCGGATACAACAATAAGCTTGTCACATACAATTGTCGACGACTATAAATATAGAGATTTATTTTTTTCAAAGAAAGATCTACAAAAAGTAACAGATATATATCATCTATTAAACCACGACTATCATAATCTTTTAGAATTAATAAATTATTCAAAAATATTAGAATCTGTTGCTAAAGAAAAAACACAATTAGTTTTTATAAATGGGTTAGTACCATGGACTAAAGAAATTAACGATATGTCCACGGTCACTGACTATTCAACAAAACTCAGCAAATACTCAAAAGAAATATTGGAATTTGACGGCAGAGATGACCAGGAATTGGACAAATTTTTCATTGAGTTAAATTATAAAATAAACCGTTTACAACACAACCAATGGGTAAACATTTTTGAATCACTAAGTGAATTACAAGTAGATGTTGGTAACGATAATCAACATCCGGGACCTAGCAGTCATAAATTATATGCAACTAACATTATTAATTATTTAAATAATCACAATGACAAAAGATTATAATCCTGAAGTACAGAAATTATTTCTAGAGATGATGATGCAAGACGCAGAAACTTATGTGCGTGTACAGAACATCTACAATCCAGAAAATTTTGATCGTAGCTTGCGTGCAGTGGCAGAGTTTATTAAACGGCACAGCGACGATCATAAAACATTACCTACCAGAGATCAGATTCGAGCCACCACTGGAGTAGAGCTACGTCCGGTACCTGACATGATTGAAGGACACTACAACTGGTTTTTAGAAGAGTTCGAAGGCTTTAGCAGACGCAATGAATTAGAGCGTGCTATTTTAAAAGCCGCAGACTTGCTGGAAAAAGGTGAATACGATCCTGTGGAGAAACTGATTAAAGATGCAGTACAGATCAGTCTAACCAAAGACATGGGCACAGATTATTTTGCTGATCCTAGAGCTAGACTGTTGGCCATCAAGAGCAACAACGGGCAGGTCAGTACAGGGTGGCCCACAATGGATGCACGACTGTTTGGCGGAATGAACAGGGGTGAGTTAAACATCTTTGCCGGCGGATCAGGATCTGGTAAAAGTTTATTCATGCAGAATATCGCTATCAATTGGTTGCAGGCCGGACTTAATGGGGTATTTTTAACATTGGAACTCAGCGAAGGGCTCACTGCCATGCGTATGGATGCCATGGTGGCAAATTGCAGCACCAAAGAAATATTCAAGGATCTAGACACACTGGAAATGAAGATACGCATGGCAGGAAAGAAGTCGGGCAAACTGCGTATCAAGTACATGCCAGCACAAAGCAATGTGAATCAAATACGTGCATACCTGAAAGAATTAGAAATACAAACTGGAATGAAGTCTGATTTTATCATGGTTGATTACTTGGACTTGGTCATGCCGGTTAGTGCCAAAGTTAGCCCCAGTGACTTGTTTGTCAAGGACAAGTATGTAAGTGAAGAATTACGTAACCTGGCCAAAGAATTCAATATCTTGATGATCACTGCAAGTCAATTGAACCGTAGTGCAGTAGAAGAAATTGAATTTGATCACAGTCATATTTCAGGCGGCATAAGTAAAATTAACACAGCAGATAATGTGTTTGGTATTTTTACCAGCCGCGCCATGAAAGAGCGAGGCCGGTACCAGATCCAATTGATGAAGACACGTAGCAGCAGCGGTGTTGGAACCAAAGTGGATCTAGAATTTAATATGGAAAGCTTGCGAATCACCGACCCCGGTGAAGATGCACAAACTGAAAACGGTGGCTTTGGTCATCAGACCAGTCGAGGCATCATGGATCAAATCAAGGGCACAAGCACTGTTTCTCCCATGATTGCAGCCAAACCGCGAGAAGGTTTCAATATTGAAAGCAAAATAGTAGGCAACGTTGACAGTGCTAAACTAAAACAAATGCTTGCTGGAATTAAGAACAAATCAGAATGACACAACCTACCAGCGAAACAATAAATTTTGAGCTACACCTTTTGTCTGAATTCTGGAATACGCCGCCGTTGGCAACCATCACACTTGATGGTTGCGAATATTTTAATGGCCCAGTTCCTGCAGGATCAACAGTTGTAAAGTTTAATCATACCTGTGACTTTGATAAATCACACAGGTTAACTTTGGACAGACAAGGCAAGACCGTTGACGAAATTCGTACTGAGCCTGATGGGACACGATCAGAACAGTACTTAACCATTGAGAAAATCAAGATAGATGGAGTAGATATAAGAAATATTATTTGGACTTACAGTGTTAACGTTCCGGAGTATCCTGAACCTTGGGCATCAATGCACATTGCAGCAGGCAATCAGTTAAACAAAGAGGTAATAGGCGAAACTAGATTTGGTCATAATGGAACGTGGCACTTGGATTTTACAAGCCCGTTTTATATTTACATAATGAGATGGATGGGAGGAGGACTACATTGATTATATATAACGGTATAGAATTAAACGAACGACTTATTCCTGTGGCAGATGCTTACATGATGAGTCTTAAACAAAACTGGTATGCACAGTCACAGAAAATAGTTGACAAAGATGCCTTTAGTAACGTAGCCAACACATGGTTTAAATCAAGCAAGCTGGTAAATCTTCATGGGTGGAACCAGTTTCCGTGTGTTGACGTGACCATGGGCAATACTCATTACATTGAATCGTTTGTGCTAAAATATGGATGGGACAATTTTCAGCTTCTGCCTGAAGATTACGGGTATTATGCCATGATGGGAAAATTTGGTACACATCCAGGCGAACTTACTCCAAACATGCCATTAATAGTATCTTTACCAAACTGGAAATATGCAGATATTCGTCCAGAATGGAACGACGTGTTAAAGGAATGCGAAGAAAAGAACATTGATATACACATTGACTTTGCTTGGTTAACCACAGCAAGGGATATTGATTTTGACGTAGGGCATCCTAACATAAAGTCATTGGCAATGAGCATGAGCAAATATAACATGCAGTGGAACAGAGTGGGATTGCGTTGGTCAAAACAACGTACCATGGATTCTATTACTATGTTTAACCATTATTACGGTGATGTCAACAGTGGAATTATATCATGCGGTGCATACATGATGAATAACTTACCAAGAGACTATGTATGGGATGTGTATGGCGCAAAATATGACAGTTTGTGCCAAGAGCATAATTTGATTAAAACTAAGATGTTACACGTGGCCAAAATCCCCGGAGATGATTATCCCAAAGGAATTGGCCATCTATTAAAGGAAGGAGAATAAAATGACATATTCAGTATATCAAACCTGGGATAAATTAAATGTCTGTGCAGTGGGCAGTGCTTACCCACCAGAATTCTATTCATTTATAAAAAATACAAATGTCAGATCAGTAATGGAAAAAATTTCCATGGAAACCGAGGAAGATTATCAGGCTTTGATTGCGTTTTTACAATCACATGATGTTGATATTGTGCGTACCAAAGTTCAGGACAATGCCTTGATAGGTGATAAACTATTATCACCACCATTATCGCCTAGAGACCATTTTGGTATGATAGGTGAAAAGTTTTATACACCGGAGCCTGCACGTAATAGAAAATGGAACTACATCCATGGTCCTTTTTATCCAAAAGATCCCCCACAAACTCAAGAGGAATTTGAGGATTTACCTAAATACATAAAAAAAGATCTTTCTGAAAGACATTTTACCAATTCGTTGTTTGATGTATACACATTTGATTACGGAGCATTAAAACCAATAGTGGATTTAGTGGCTCAACACGGAAATGAAATTTTATTAAACAAGAACATTGACTCTGCTATGTGTTGTCAAGTAGGAGTAGATTTATATTTTGGTACATGGCCTGGACAAGACAAAAATAGATTACTAGAGTGTATGCAGCAGGAGTTTCCTGACTATCGATGTCATGCTGTAGAAACAGATGGTCATCTTGATGGGGTGTTTTGTCCTGTTAAAGAAGGATTAATATTATGCAATAACAATTATGTAGATAAAATTAATTTTGCTACGTTGTTCCCTGGATGGGAAGTAGTACCAATAGGTAGACAAGTGCAACATAAAGAGTACGAATATAATCATTTAAAACAAAAAAACGCAGGTCGATGGTGGGTTCCTGGAGAAGAGTACAACGATGATTTCACAGATTTTGTAAACTCTTATATGGATTTCTGCACTGGTAACATTGAAGAAACAACAATTGGTGTGAATATATTAATGGTTGACGAAAATACATTGCTTTGTTCTGAAGAAGATGCAAAAATTTTTAAAATACTAGAACAACACAGAATAACTCCACATGTAGTTTCTAATAGACACCATAATTTTTGGGACAACGGTATACATTGCATGACAACAGATCTAGATAGGACGGGACATCGCAAAGATTATTTTCCTGGTAGACGAGTACTGTGACAGATATCATTGGTATAGCCTGCATGCTGTTTGGGCAGATGCAAATAAATAAATGATATTGGAGTAAATCTTGCAGAAGCGAACACGTAGCATACTTGATGAATTAGCCCATATGCCTGTGGTCAAAGACAGGGAAAATCTTGTGGAAAGTCGTGCTAGTCATGTGATATCAGGCGCTATAAACTTGATCAATTATATCAAGGAAAACTACGATGCCGAGCAAGCAGCAGAGCTAGAGCGTAGGCTACTCAACAGTATTAGAGCGCAGGATCCAGCAAAATTTGCACGTGGTGTTAGGAGATTCAAAAATGATAGTCAATGAAGGTGGAAATGTTTTTAAAAGCAAAGACGGCGAGTCACTGACACAACGTATTAATCGTGAAGACGTACCAGCAACAATTAAATGGGTAGAATCTGTTACAGGATTGCCTTTTCCGGAGCAGGCTTGGTTAGGCACAACTGGACGTAAGTCCAGTTCTGGAGATTTAGATCTAGCAGTAGATGCCAGTAAAATAGACAAAGATGTATTAATACAGACATTGTTGACTAACGGAATTGACAAAAGCTCTATTAAAAAATCTGGAGACAGTGTACATATTTTAACTCCCATAGCAGGTGATCCTGCCAACGGATATGTGCAATCTGACTTGATGTTTGGAGAACCTGTCTGGCAGGCATTTAGCATGAGCGGAGCTGCTGAAGGCAGCAAGTTGACTGGTATGAGCAGACACGTTATTCTAGCCAGCATTGTGAATGCATTGAATCCTGCTCTAAAATGGAGCTATAAGAATGGGTTGGTAGATCGTGCCACTAACGCAACTGTAGAAAATGGCAAGAGCCCTGCTACCCTGAGCAAGGTAACCGGCATCCCTGTAGCAAAACTTAACAGTGCCGATGATATCGTTGACGTGGTCAGTAAACGACCGGACTACAATCAATTGATTGCTGCTGCTAGAGAAACACTGGCCAAAAGCAATATAGAATTGCCTGAATCTGCGCCTGCCCCAGGGACCGCAGCATGGTTCAGAACATATTCAGACAAATTTGCCCAATGATACTAGATTTTATCAACATGTTAACTGAGGCAGCAGATCCTCGAACTCCGCACCCCGAAGATGCAATATTCAACGGAAGTGCTGCTGCTGCACAACAAGTTGCTGGACTAAAAGCAGTCATAGCAAATCCAAATAACTTGACCATTAAATGGGATGGTAAGCCTGCATTGATATTTGGCCGAGACACAGACGGTCAGCTGGCTGTAATGGACAAGTACATGTGGGACGCTGGGTCAATGGCCAAGAGCGTTCAAGATTGGCAGACCTATGATGCCAACAAAGCATCAGGAAATCTACGTGGTAGCTTGTATGACTTATTGGCGGCGATATGGCCAGGATTAAATGCAGCAGTTCAAGGCCCGGGGTTTTACTGGGGCGATTTGTTGTACGCTGGGCAATTGCAGCCAGTACAAGGCAAGTTTGTTTTCAAGCCCAATCTGGTAGAATATCGTATCCCCGTTGGTAGTCCGTTAGGTAAGCAAATAGCCGGGACTGCAGGTGGCGTTGTAGTACATCAATATTACTCCGAACCTGGCGCAACACCTGTGCAATGGAATGGTCGAGGATTGGCCACAGTCCCGGGTGGTGTTGCAATTATAAGTCCAACTGCAGGAAATAGATTTACGCTAAAAACCCCGGTACAACAAGAACGTGCTGCAGATGCCGCACTACAGAAATACGGTGCTGCGGTTGACCAGTTACTAAGTACTGTTCCGCAAAGTGCCAGAGACAGAATTAAAACATACTTTAATAAATTTATCACAGGGCAAACTAGAGAAGCACTGCCAGACTGGTTGGCTGCAAACGTGAGCCAGAAACAATATCAAGCCTTGGCTGGAGATGACCAGACTGGTACACTGTTTGCACAAGATGCCAACGGCAAGATTGTAGAAAGTCCTGGGTACACTGGATTAAAAGCAATATGGAACAGCATTTATGCATTTAAACAAAGTCTAGCCAAGCAACTGGCACCACAAGTACAAGGAATTGAAGAATATGTAAACAATCAGCCAGCTGGCGAAGGATTTGTGTTTCCTACACCTAGTGGGCTAGTAAAAATAGTAGATCGTGAAGTGTTTTCTGCGGCTAATTTTGCAAAAAATGGCTAACTGGTATAAATACTTGCATGCGTATAACGCAAATAATTTAGGAGAAATATAATGGCAATTGGAGTGACGAGAGTAAGCGGTGATTCGCAATTAGTAGTTAATGTTGGTGATGGATATACCAGAAATGCAAATGCACAAGTTATTAACACAGGTATTGCAAGCCCAATCACAGCATT